GAAGATTTATTAAAAAGTAATCAGATTCCTTATATTCCGAAAGGTAAGGATTTTGTAGTTAGTTGTTTAAATCCGGAACATGAAGATCGTAATCCTAGTATGAGGATTGACCAGGTTACTGGAATTTTTAATTGTTTTTCTTGCGAGTTTAAAGGTAATTTATTTTCACATTTTGGTCAAAAACCAAATCGTATGGAAATAAAAAGACAACTTTTAAAGAAAAAGATAGCGGAGGTTAGAGCTCAAACTGTGGGATTACAAATGCCAGAAGGCTATATGCCGTATGTGGGGAACTGGAGAAACATAAAGCCAGAGACATATACTGACTTTGAAGCCTTTATTCATGTTGGTTCAGATTTTTCTGGAAGAATATGTTTTCCTGTCCGAGATAGAACAGGAGAAATAGTTGCGTTTGTATCTAGAACAACTACGGATCAGCAACCAAAATATTTGAATAGTCCTAGAGGCGCTAAGATGCCTTTATTTCCTGTAGTCGAACCAATACAAAATAAGATAATCCTAGTAGAAGGAATATTTGATGTATTAAATTTACATGATAAAGGACTTACAAATGCTGTTTGTTGTTTTGGGGTAAAAAACGTAACAGAAGAAAAACTAGAGGTGCTCTCTGTACAAGGAATAGAGGGTATAGATATATTTTTAGACAATGATGAAGCAGGACAAAAAGCTGCTCAAAAAATACAGGAAATGTGTGAGAAAGTTGGTCTCATATCCCGCAAAGTTTCTTTCGGAAGTAAAGAACTAGATGCAGGAGCACTAGCACAAACTCAAGTAGAAAAACTGAGGAATAAATTATATGCCTAAGGTTGCATTAGTAGAAACCAAAAGTAGTAGAACAAACTTTAAAAAAGAATTTGACAATGCATTTGAATTTGACCAGTATCAACTCTGTTCGGATCCTAGCATTAAAAAAGTTTTAAAGAGAGACTGTGATATTGATATGAACCCAGATGAGTATGACTGGGTAGTATTAGTAGGCTCAGACGCTCTCAAGTACTTTACAAAAATTAACTCTGTAACAGAGTACTCAGGCAAAAAGGTAGATGGTAAATTTTTGCCTGTCATTAACCCTTCCATGCTAGCTTTTAAACCAGAGGCTAGAAAAACATGGGACGATTCTAAAAGTAATATTATAAAGTATATCTCTGGAGAGATAGAAGATGTAATTATTAATGAAGAAATTGCTTTTGGGATACAAGATACGGAGAAAGCAAATGAATTTATTCGTTGTGCCATCAAAGACCCATGCCCATATATTGCTCTCGACTCTGAGACGACTGGCCTATATCCTAGAGATGGTCATATGCTCGGTATTAGTCTCAGCTATAATGGTAAGTGTGGGGCTTATATTGATACCAATTGCTTTAACGACGGCACTGAATCACTTTTGCAGACCTTATTTGATAAAAAGACAGTAGTCTTTCATAATGCCAAGTTTGATATGGCATTCTTTGAGTATCACTTTAATTTTAAGTTTCCTCAGTTTGAGGATACCATGTTACTACATTATCTGATTGATGAAAATCCTGGAGGACACGGACTGAAGCAACTGTCCCTAAAGTATACTCCATTTGGTGATTATGAAAAGCCTATGTATGAGTGGATAGATCAGTATAGAAAAGAACACGGGATATTGAAGGATCAGTTTACTTGGGATAGTATTCCCTTTGATGTAATGAAAACGTATGCTGCAATGGATGCAGTATGTACTTTTTTAATTTACGAAAAGTTTGTAAAGATTAAGCAAAACCCTAAACTTAAGAGTGTTTATGAAAATATATTGATTCCAGGCACTCGCTTTCTTATAGACACACAGGATAATGGTGTACCCTTTGACCGTACAAGATTACTTGTGGCTCAAGAGGCAATGCAGAATGATATTGATAAAGCAATCTCTACCTTATATGAAAATGATAAGATAAGGAGGTTTGAAGAACTGAATGGTAAATCTTTTAATCCTAATTCTACTGTGCAGTTGCGGAGTCTACTATTTGACTATCTTGGCCTCTCGCCTACTGGAAAAAAGACAGGTACGGGCGCACACTCTACTGATGCGGAAGTGCTCAAGGAACTCAGCTCTCAATCACCAGTACCGCAACTCATCTTGGATATACGACAAAAATCTAAAATCAAGAATACTTATCTTGACAAGATTATACCTCAGCTGGACAGAGACTCTCATCTTCGTACAGGCTTTAACCTTCATGGTACTACTTCTGGCAGGCTCTCTTCTAGTGGTAAACTTAATATGCAACAACTGCCTCGTGACAATCCTACCGTAAAAGGATGCATAAAGGCAGCCCCGGGCCATAAAATAGTTGCTATGGACTTAACTACTGCTGAAGTTTATGTTGCAGCAGTATTATCAAAGGACAAAGCCCTTATGGAAGTATTTTCTAGCGGAGGAAACTTTCATAGTACTATTGCTCATAAAGTATTTCGTTTGCCATGCGAAGTAGAAGAAGTAGCAGAGCTATATTCGGATCGTAGGCAAGCGGCTAAAGCTGTAACTTTTGGTATCATGTACGGGGCGGGGCCTGCTAAGATCAGTGAACAAGTAACAAAAGATAGTGGAAAGTACTTTTCAAAGTCAGAAGCTACAGAAGTAATCAATGATTATTTTGCTGCGTTTCATAATCTTAAATCTTGGATAGAAGAAAATCAAAAATTCATACAAGCAAATGGATTTACTTACAGCTACTTCGGTAGAAAAAGGAGATTACCAAATGTTGAAAGTTCCGATGCGGGCATCCGATCTCATAGCATTCGCTCTGGTCTTAATTTCTTGGTTCAGTCTGCTGCATCTGATATTAACCTTCTTGGAGCTATAGATATGGGAGACTTCATTAAGGGCCAAAAAATGAAGTCTAAAATTTTTGCATTAGTGCATGACTCTATTCTAGCGGAGGTTCCAGAAGATGAGTTAGATTTTTATTGTGAAATGCTACAGAAATTTGTACAAAAAGACCGCGGCATTTATATTACAGGGGCCCCAATAGGTTGTGATTTTGAGGTTGGGGAAGATTACTCAATGGGTAAATTTACAAAACTTTATGGTAATACAATATAGAAATCTTCAAAAAATAAGATTTCCAGTATATGAGCTTTCTTCTGGAAATTGGGAAAAACTAGATGGGTTGTTATTTTTAGATGGAAAAATTGTAGATGATAAAAATATGACGGGAGATACTTTAGGTATCCGCCGCATTCAAACACCTCATACAAACTTATTTAAATTAAAAAATCAAATAGATACAGTTAGAGGTATACTTAAAAGTAACAATAAATATTTTATTGATTCTTATGGAATGCCTTTTATCTATGAAAAAACAGAATTTTGTAAGTTAAAATACTACAGAATTAAAGATATAAAACCAAAAGACACGTGTTCTTTACTAAAACTTGATGGAGTAAAGAACTTATTTGTAATACCAAGGCCACCTCCTACAGATACTCAGTACGCAGGAGTATTACATAACGGGGCCAGGCCTTGGCTTTTATATGATTATTCAGAAACTAAACTTAAAGATACAAGAAGGAAGGTATGAAACTCAGCCAAAGACTAGACATAATAGTATTAGTACTAATAATACTTTATGTTCTTACAGGATGTACGATTACAACAAATCCTGAGTTAGATTTAAGTCCGTGTGCACAGTGGGCTGATGTCCAAGTAGTAGATAAAGAATGTACATTACCCCTTTATGGTGGAGAAAGACTGTGTATATATGAGCCTTATATAACTTCAATTTGTGTTGCTCGTGAAAGCAGTACTTAGTAATCGTATATTTATGGAGGCAAACTTGGAGCTTCGAGAGAAGCTATCCAAGGAGTTAACCTATAAGATACCTCCACAAAACCCAAACGACCCTCCGCAGATTATTAAGAATCTGCAGCGGGTGCGCGAAAATCTGGTATCCATACCAATCGGACGAGGAGATTTAGTACCAAATGCGTATGAAATGGTGGACAAGAGGATTATGGTTCCTGCTGATTTTCCTGATTTTAAGTTTGTACTCCGCGAATCTCAACAAGCCGTCTATGATGAACTCGACGATAGCAGTATCATCAATGCGTGGGTAAGCTGGGGAAAAACTTTTACAGGTCTGGCTATCGCAGGAAAGCTAGGACAGAAAACATTAGTAATTACACACACTGTTCCTTTGAGGAATCAGTGGGCGAAAGAGGTAGAAAAAGTATATGGAATTACCCCAGGGATTATTGGTAGTGGTAGTTGGAATACCGATCCTTGTATTGTGGTTGGTAATACCCAAACACTCTACAGAAACATTGATCGAATTCGAAAAATGTTTGGAACAATTATCTTGGACGAAATGCACCACGTATCTTCGCCAACTTTTTCGAAGATCATCGACACAAGTCATGCCCGATACAAAATCGGATTAAGTGGCACAATCGAGCGAAAAGATGGAAAGCACGTAGTCTTTCGTGACTATTTTGGCAGCAAACTATTTCAGCCCCCAAAAGAAAACTTTATGACTCCGACGATAAACATTTATCGTTCGGAAGTACGCTTCATGGATGGTGCAAATATTCCATGGGCAAATCGGGTAAATAACCTGGCAAACAATGAAGAATATGTTCATAGTGTCTCGTTACTTGCATCCTACTATGCAGCACGAGGGCACAAGGTACTTGTAGTATCAGATCGAGTGCACTTCCTTAAAACTTGTGCACAGTTAGTAGGAGATAATGCAATCTGTGTAACAGGGGAGGTTCCCCATGAAGAGCGCGAAAGCCTCATTGATGAGATAAACTATGGAGATAAAGAAATACTTTTCGGTACTCAAGCGATATTTAGTGAAGGGATTTCAGTCAATTCCCTCTCTGTCCTTATACTCGGTACCCCTATCAACAACGACCCCCTCCTCACTCAGCTCATTGGAAGAGTCATCCGAGAGCAAGAAGGAAAACCAGATCCCGTAGTTGTAGATATTCATCTCAAAGGTAAAACAGCTACTAGGCAAGCTTCTAACCGTATGGGATACTACATGAAACAAGGGTATGCTATAAAAGAGATATAGCGTACAAAAATAATTCTTGACACCAGCCTCAATTTTGTGTATAATAGTATGTTCTTATATGATTGGCAAAAGATTTTTGAAAAGTCAGAAGGCGACGCTTCTGTTGTTTTCACGATTTTCAAAATGATGGTTACAGACCAGATCCCTAAAAGTAAGTATGATAAAATATATCGCTTTAGTTATATAAACTTTATTGGGGGTTCTTTTCTTATACATCCAGATGTTCTGCTTTATAACTCATATAAATATAGTCATGTCGAGGTAGCCCAGTACCTCGCGTTGGCTTCTTTACGTCCACTTTCGGACTATTTCGTATCTGGGAAAACTAGTCTCGACCTCAACCTAGTTGAAGTCGATATTGAACTTTTTATAGAAAACAGTCTACTTCGTATAGAAGATAATGAAGTTCATTTCTTATATGAAGAAGTCCCACAGGAGAAAAAACAATGGCACTAAGTTTTAATCAATCAAAAGGCGCAGCTCAAAAAGGCTCTATCACTTCCTACTCTTATCGAGATGGCGACAATGAAGTTCGTTTGGTAGGTGATGTTCTCGCTCGCTATGTATATTGGCTGGAAGGCAAGAACGGTAAGAACATTCCATTCGAGTGTTTGTCTTTTGATCGCAACGAAGAGCGATTCAACAACAAAGAAAAAGATTGGGTTCGTGAGTACTATCCCGACCTCAAGTGTGGCTGGAGCTACGCTATGCAATGCATAGACGGTGGTGAAGTCAAAGTAATCAATCTGAAGAAGAAGCTTTTCGAAGCGATTCTTACAGCAGCAGAGGACCTGGGCGATCCTACAGATCCAGAAAATGGATGGGATGTGAAGTTTAAGCGAGTAAAAACTGGGCCCCTTGCCTATAATGTAGAGTATCAGCTGCAAGTACTAAAGTGCAAGCAGCGAGCACTTGATGAAAATGAAATGGCTTTGATTGCAGAGTTAAAGTCAATGGATGATGTGATGCCTCGGCCTACTCCCGATGCACAAAAGACTCTTCTTGATGAAATTCGAGAAGATGCAGCAGGAGATATGGACGAAGCACTTGAAGCAGAGTTCAAAGTGTCATGATTCTATTCACGGCAGACTGGCATCTAAAGCTAGGTCAAAAGAATGTGCCACGAGAGTGGGCACTTAACCGCTACGGATTATTTTTTGAGCAAATTCATAGTCTCGAAAAACAGTGTGAAATGCACATCATTGGTGGTGATCTTTTTGATCGTCTGCCGAACATGGAGGAATTGGAACTCTACTTCTCGTTTATTCGGGAAGTAGGGATTCCAACTCTTATCTATGACGGTAATCATGAAGCAACAAAGAAAAACAAAACATTCTTTACTCAACTAAAGCAAGTTAGTAGAGACATAAATCCCCTTGTAAAAATAGCGGATATTTCATATTATGATTCAGAGCTTGGTTTTAGTATTCTTCCTTATGCCGACTTGCATAGAGAAGGAAGCATTGAAAAATTTATATCAACAGCACCACTATTTACTCATGTACGAGGAGAAATACCTCCACACGTCAAGCCAGAGGTGGACTTAGACAGGTTTGAGGATTTTCCCGTCGTATTTGCAGGAGACCTACACGCACATAGCAATACTCAAAGAAATATTGTTTACCCCGGGTCTCCCATGACAACATCATTTCATAGAACTGAAGTAAAAACGGGATACCTACTAATTAATCCCGAAGATTGGAGCTGGATGTGGGATGCTTTTGATCTACCGCAACTTATTAGAAAAACAGTTTCTGATCCATCTGAAATGATACCGACAGACTTTCACCATACTATATATGAGCTGGAAGGAGATATGCAAGAGCTTGCTAACGTAAAAAATAATGAGTTGTTAGATAAAAAAGTTATAAAACGAAACTCAGAAGCAAGTCTCATAATAGAAAAGGATATGAGTATTCAAGAAGAATTAGTAGAGTACTTAACTTATATTCTAGGAATTTCAGAAACACAAATACCAGACATAGTAGGCATATTCAATGATTACGCTTCAAAAATTGAAATGGAGTAATTGTTTTAGCTATGGAGCCAACAATGAGTTAAGCCTTGAAGATAATACTGTAACTCAACTCATAGGAACAAATGGAATGGGAAAGTCTTCCATTCCATTAATTATAGAAGAAGCTCTATATAACAAGAACTCAAAAGGAATTAAAAAGGCTGATATACCTAATAGGTATGTCAATGATGGATATTATATAAATTTAGTATTCACTAAGGATGACAAAACATATGAAGTTATCATCAATAGAAAGTCTAATATCAAAATCAAACTCCTTGAAGAGGGAGAGGATATTAGCTCACATACGGCAACCAATACCTATAAGACACTACAGGATATTATCGGTATTGATTTCAAGACATTCTCCCAACTGGTATATCAAAACACTAACAGCAGCTTACAGTTTCTCACAGCGACCGATACGAATAGGAAAAAATTCTTAATTGATTTATTGCATTTAGAGCAGTATGTAAAATTATTTGAGGTGTTTAAGGAAGAATCAAGAAAGAGCACAATCAATTTAACAAGTATTGAAGCACAGATAGCAACAGTAGAAAAATGGTTGCAAGATAACAAATTGACCAATACAGACGTACTGCCACTAGAAGAAATTGTAATCGACACGGAAGAAGATGAGAAAGAACTCGCCACTCTTACGATAGAACTGGAAAATATTTCAGAAAAAAATAAAAAAATTTCACAGAACAATACTTATAAAGACATACTCGCTAGTATGGATGCCGACTTACAGAAGGCTCAGGCCTGCGAAATCCCAGGTAAACAATCGTATGATAGTTTGCAAACTGAATTAGGAAGTCTCAACGGGGTCGTAGCGGGGTCAAAAAAGCTGTTAGAAAAGCTAAATAAACTAGGAGATCACTGCCCCACTTGTGAGCAGGAAGTTGACTCAGAATTTAAACAATCACTGATTTTAGAAGAATCTAAAAAGATAGCGGAGGCGCGAGAAACTCAAGATGAACTTGAAGCAAGAATACAAAAAATTAGACGAGAGAATGACGAATTTTCTCATTCAGAGCAAATTAAACGAGACTGGGAAGAAATATTTAGAAGTATTGATAGAACTTTGCCAGTGGCCGTCTTGGATAAAGCAGAGCTGGAAAGCCGCGTGGCAGGAGTACGAGCTAACTTGGTTTCAGCACAAAAGTCTTTGGAAGAAGCAACGCGAAATAACGAAAAGATCACAAGACATAACACAAGAATTCAAGTCATCCTCGAGCAAACAGGAGAGTTTGAAAGCCAACTAGCAGATAGTTTAGCCTTATTTGAAGAAGAAAAAGAAAGGTCTAATAATTTAGAAGTACTAAAGAAATCTTTTAGTACAAACGGTCTTTTAGCATACAAAATAGAAAATCTAGTAAAAGAATTAGAAGAGTTAACAAATTACTATCTGGCGGAGCTTTCAGACGGTCGTTTTACTCTTGAATTTGTAGTAAATAATGATAAACTTAATGTTGAAATTACTGATAATAGTAATATTGTAGACATTTTGGCTTTATCTAGCGGAGAATTAGCTCGTGTTAATACTGCAACACTCATTGCAATTCGCCGACTAATGAGTAGCATATCAAAGTCTAAAATAAATATTCTTTTTCTTGACGAAGTTATCGCAGTTTTGGATGATGCCGGTAGAGAAAAACTAGTGGAGGTATTATTAAAGGAAGATTTAAATACCTATATTGTAAGCCATGGGTGGACTCACCCGCTATTAGACAAAGTGGAGGTCGTTAAGTGCGGCAATGTCAGCAAACTAGAAAAGTAAAAGAGGAGAATAAAGATGAAAGCACGGATACTGGAAGCACTTCAGGCGAAGTACTTCGGGGAGATCAAGGAAGCACAGGCAAATATCGAGATATATCTGGAAAACCCAGTTGGTATTGGAGAGCATCCCGAAATACTCGACGCCATTGATACACAGATCGCAAAACTTGCCGAAGCACAAGAAAAATTCGAAGTATTAAAAGAGTTTACAGATGGTTGATAGTAGAGCAAAGGGTGCTCGTGGTGAATATCTAGTAAGAGACTTATTAAGACAACATACCAATCTTCAGTTTGAAAGAGTTCCTAATTCAGGAGCTTTGGAGTACTTAAAAGGAGATTTATATGTACCGCATGAAAAAAATAAGTATTGTATTGAGGTAAAAAATTACTCTGAATCTCCTCTTACAGATAAAATTTTTACTGCACCGAGAACAAATAATCTTATACGCTGGTGGAATAAGTTAAAGACACAGGCAGCTCAGGGAAACCAAGAAGCCTTGCTTTTCTTTAAGTATAATAGATCACCTATTTTTGTAGTTACAGCAGATAAGCCTAAAAACTTTTCTTTATGGATAAATATAAATTTTTTAGGATGTTATGTAATGGTTGCAGACGAATGGCTAAGAAACGAAGAGCCGGAGTTTTTAAATGGCATTTAATTTTAATGAAAAAGTAGCAGGAGAGCCTTCCACATTAATAGTAGATTCATTAAATTTAGCATTTAGGTGGAAGCATCAAGGAAGAACAGACTTTAGATACGAGTTTGATAAAACAATAGAAAGTCTAGCTTTATCATACAAGTGTAAAAAAGTAATAATTACAGCAGATTGGGGATCTTCTGAGTATCGTAAAATGATACTCCCAAACTATAAACAAAACAGAAAAGAAAAATTTGCTGAGCAAAGCGAAGAGGAAAGAATCGCTTTTGAAGAGTTCTTTGAAGAGTTTGAAGAGTCTTTAGAATTGCTAGCAGAAAAATATGTTGTGCTTCGATATAAAAATGTGGAAGCAGATGATATAGCAGGTTACTTAGTAAAATATAAAGATAAATTTAATCTAGGTAACGTTTGGCTAATATCAAGTGATAGAGACTGGGATCTTTTAATTAGTGAGGATGTTAGTAGATTTTCTTATGTGACGAGGAAGGAAGTCACGCTAGAAAATTGGGATACTCACTATAATGTTACTCCAGAAGAGTATATCTCTCTCAAATGCCTAACAGGGGATAAAGGAGATAATGTTCCAGGAATCTCAGGGATTGGCCCTAAAAGAGCAGAAGCTCTAATTAAAGAATATGGGGACGCTTTAGAAATCTATAACTGTTTACCAATACAAAGCAGTTATAAACATATTCAAGCACTAAATGACAGTGGGGATTCTCTACTTCGTAATTATGAGCTGATGGATATTATTACATATTGCGACCAAGCTATCGGACCAGATAATGTCCAAGATTTAGAGAGTAGATTAGGATGAGTATAGAAATTGATTTTCGTAGAGATCGTTATCTCTCACAATTTAGTATAAAAACATTACAAGACAGATACCTGGTTGATGGAGAAGGATCTCCACAGCAGGCATTTGCACGAGCAGCGGAGGCATTTGCAGATGATGAAGGACATGCCCAGCGATTGTATGATTACGCTAGTAAGTTATGGTTCATGTTCTCTACTCCCATCCTTAGCAATGGAGGTACTAAGCGCGGTCTTCCTATTAGCTGTTTTCTCAATCACGTGGATGATAGTAGAACGGGTATCACCGACCACTATACAGAGAATGCGTTTCTCAGTTCAGTCGGTGGGGGTATTGGCGGTTATTGGGGCGATAT